ATATGACCAATATGATGTCTATGAGCTTGACTTCGCTGAAGAACCTGACCTACTCCTTGAGAGAGAGGAAGAAGAAACAATTGAACTTGAACGAATCAACAAAATAAACCAAGTAACCGAGTCAGCATACTTTTATGAGAAGGAACTATTCAAGATGTGGTGTTCAGGAATGTCTGCAAGGGCGATCCATAGAAAGACCGACATCTCCGTCCGTGAAGTGTTGAGGGTGGTGAAACTAATGAAAGAACGATGCACACAGAAATAATTGGAATTGCTTGTTTGGCAATCATCATTGTGAACTTCGGCAAACCAGCCGACTTGTTAAAACGCTATCTCTACGGAAACGAATACCACAAATGGAAGCGAATGAAACCCCTTGATTGTGCTTTCTGCCTGTCGTGGTGGTTGGGATTGTCCTTTTTTTTATACACCTACGGATGGGTGGGGATACTTTATGCATCCATCGCAACGGTTATTGTTGCACTCCTTGAAACTAAACTATGAGCAATATAGAATTTATCCTATCCCTTCAACCACTCTTTGACAAGTGGAAGCAAACCCAAGTGTTTCAACCAACGGGAGAACAAGCAAACCAATTGAACGCAGTCCATCGTGAAATCTTTGGACGCAACTTGCCGAACTGCTCTACCTGTGTGACGGAAGCATTGCACTCACTTTTGATATGGGCAAACCAACAACAAGACGCACTCACCAAAGCACAACTTGCGGACGATGAGCAGAAACCAAAGAGGAGAAGAAAAAATGAAAGCAACGATTGAGTTCAATCTCCCTGAAGAACAAGAGTCATTTGATGATGCCGTCAATGGATGGAAGTGGGGACACGCTATGTGGCAACTGGATCAATTCTTGAGGACAAAGGTCAAGTACGCACCTGATGACGCATCCGAAGAATCCATCAACGCCTATCAAGACGCAAGAGATGCACTCCATCGGATATTGAATGAAGAGAATCTTGAAATGAGATGAAGAAACACACCTTGATCTACTTCAATCACTTCGGCTATGACATCAGCGACTTCATCCCTTGCGAGGTATGTGGAACAACTGCGGTTGACATCCATCACATTGAAGCGAGGGGAATGGGAGGGAGCAAGGAAGCCGACAACATAGAAAATCTCCAAGCATTGTGCCGTGCCTGTCACACCAAGTTTGGGGATCAAAAGCAATTCAAGGAGTTCTTGAAATGCAAACACGCAGAGAAACTCAAAATGTGAAGCAAATGTGAAAATTATGGCAAACAACGAAAACTTAAAACCATTCAAGCCGGGAGAGGATGAGAGAAGAATCGGCAACGGCAGACCGAAGAAACTCATCACGCAGATGAAGGAGATTGGCTACACCAAAAGTCAGGTGGAAGATACGATGTTGTCAATGCTATCACTATCACGCAAGGAGTTGGAGAAGATAGACCGAGGGGATGAGTACACGATAATGGAACGCACCATCGCTGGAGCATTACTCAAGGGACACGACAAGAACTCACTCTTCAACTTGGAGATGTTACTCACACGCTCACAGGGCAAACCAAAAGAAACAATTGACCAAACAATAGAATCCAAGAATTTCACAATAACTTTGAATTTAGACAATGACAACTTATCTCGGTAACGGATGGGAGAATGAGTACGGACTCAACCTATCAATCAACATCAACAAATTAAACGAAGCCATCAAGAGTGGTGAACTGGTAGTCAATCAATACGGTGATGTCCGTGTGAACTGCAACAAGATGAAAGCACCACACGAGAAGAGCAAAGCCACACACGCACTTTCAGTTCCCAAAGCACGATGAAGAAAACTTGGAGGGGGTTGGATGTTTACCCACCCATTGACGATGAGTTGAAGCTCGTTCACACATCACAAGGTGAGTTCACACTTGCTCGGTACATTGACGAGATGTGGATTGACGAACACACGAACCGATTGCTTGAGGTCGTGTACTGGATGCCAATTCCAATTCTACCGAATGAATGAGAGTAATTCAGTCAGGACATATCGGTGATTTAATCTATTCCCTTTCTGCAACAAAGAGAGCATCGGAGTTGCACGGAGAGAATATTGATTTTCACATCGGATTTCGTGAACCGAATGGAACACCGAATCATCCAGGTGGTGGGTATTGTATGAACCCAATCTCCTATGCTTACATCAAGCCATTGCTTGAGTTTCAACCATACATCCAAAGTGTGCAGATGAACGCTCACCCTGACATCGTCTATGACTTTGATAAATTCCGAAGGCACCAACTCAACTTGAGTGCTGGGGATTTAAGAAGAAGCCATTTCTTTGTGTATCCCGAATTGACTTGTGACTTGACTCAACCTTGTGTGATTGCACCTGAACCGATTGAAGAGCTGAAGGAGACAATCCTTTTGAACTTTAGCACACGCTATCGCAACAATGACATCAACTACAAATGTCTCAAGAATCACAAGTGCATCTTCTTTGGATATGAAGAGGAATATCACGCATTTTGCACACGCTTCCAGTTAGATTGTGAACACCTGAAGGTGAGAGATGCGTTGGCATTGGCACAGGTCATCAATTCGGTCAAGTTGGTGATTGGGAATCAGTCATCTACCTTTGCACTTGCAGAGCAAATGAAAGTGAACCGAATGCTTGAGTCCTATCACAATTGCCCAAATGTGATTCCGATGGGAGGAGTCGCTTATGACTACAACAAGAACTACACCTTTCAAAAGATACTAAATGAACTTATTGATATTAACTGACGGAATGAATGGTGTGGTTTATCACCGCATCTACACACCGCATCTTCGTTTGCAGTTGGACGGACAAGCAACAATTGATGTTTGCCAATCACAAGAGGAATGGATGACGGTTGACTTCTCCAAATATGACCTTGTTGTTTTCTCACGATGGTTAGGCAAATACCAATACGATATTCTCAAGCGGATCGCTGATGCCAGGAAACCCTATGTCGTGGACATTGATGACTATTGGGTACTCCCCAAATATAATCCAGCGTATTGGGCTTATCGCAAGGGAATCAAGAACGCCATCAAGGATGCAATCCACTATGCGGATGCCGTCATCACCACAACTCCGATGTTGGCGAAAGAGATTCGGTTGCTGAACGAGAATGTCTATGTTGTGCCGAACTGCCTTGACTTAACACATAATCAATGGTCGCAAGTTAAGCAGAAAAATGAGACGGTGAAGATTGGATGGGTTGGAGGAATCACACACGAGGAGGATTTGAAGCTCATCGCTGATGACATCAATGCGATGGATGTGGAGTTCTACATTGTGGGTTACACTCCGAGTGAGCATTGGAACAACATCGTCAAACTGATTCCAAAAGCCAAGATTGTGGAAGGCACAAGCGTGTGGGAATATGGTGAAGTTTACAAGCACTTTGACTTCGTACTTGCACCGCTTCAGGACAACCACTTTAACCAATGCAAGAGCGAGTTGAAGATTGTGGAGGCAGCAGCGTATAGCATCCCTATCATCTGCTCTGCGGTGTTCCCTTACCTTTACCACGCATCAAACGATGGAGTGATATTCACCAACAAAAACAATTGGAGAGCATCCATTGAGAAACTCATTAACGCTGGGCATTCGGTTCGTCAATCTATGGGACGGAGTAACTTTGACTATTGCAACACCTATCACAATTTGGAACTGCACAACCTGACTCGGTTGGCGGTTTACGATAAACTATGCAAATAAACTACAAGCGACCATATGTCACAAGTTACCAACAAGCCATCCTTGATTGTGAGGAGAGGTTTACGATAACGGCTGCGAGTACAAAGACGGGCAAAACCGCTTCGCACATCATATGGTTGTTTGAACAAGCTCTAAAGTGCAAGGATGGTCAATCGGTTTGGTGGGTTGCTCCTGTTTACCAACAAGCGGAGATTGCATTCCGAAGGATGAAAACACAAGTCACCGATGTCAACTTCTTCCAAAGCAACGAGACCAAGTTGTTGCTCACTCTTCCAACAGGATCACGCATTGAGTTCAAGTCGGGGGAGAAACCCGACAACCTTTATGGTGATGATGTGTACGCTGCCGTCATTGATGAGGCGAGTCGTATGCGTGAGGAGTCGTGGTATGCTATGCGTTCAACCCTAACTGCCACACAAGGCAAGTGCAAGTTGATTGGGAATGTCAAAGGCAAAAAAAACTGGTTCTACAAATTAGGAGAAAGGGCAAGGAGCGGAGAGAGTGACTATCGTTATTTTAAGATAACCGCATACGATGCAGTCAAGGAGGGGATTCTCAAACTTGAGGAGGTAGAACAAGCAAAGCGTGACCTTCCTGAAAATGTATTTAACGAGTTGTATCTCGCAGAACCAGCAGATGACAAGACCAACCCTTTCGGAATTGACAACATTCGCAGATGTTACCGACCTGTCTCAAGGGGTACGGTTGTCGCTTGGGGAATTGACCTTGCAAAATACTCGGATTATACCGTCATCGTTGGATTGGATGCCAACAATCAATGTGCATATGTTGACCGATTCCAAGCGGATTGGGGCATCACACAAGATAGAATCATTCGGTTGATTGGAAATACTCCAGCGTTCATTGACTCAACAGGTGTGGGTGATCCTATCGTGGAACAAATCCAAAGGGTATGTCAAAGAGTCAAGGGATTCAAGTTCACATCACAATCCAAGCAACAACTAATTGAGGGACTCGTTCTCTCCGTTCAGCAGAACTCGGTATTCTTTCCTGAAGAACCAATCGGTAGTGAAATGGAGAACTTTGAATTTGAATACACACGAACTGGTGTGAGATACACCGCACCAACAGGACTACACGATGACTGCGTGATGGCTCTCGCATTGGCGTTGGATTGCAAGTCACACAATAGACCGGGGACTTTTTACTTTGCCTAAATCGTTACAAATTGAAACGCTATGAAATGGAATAACATAACCATCTACCAATTGCAAGAGATTCACTCTTGTCGTGATATGTCTCACATTGAGAAAACAATGAACACCCTTGCCATCGTCAAAGATTGGTCAATGGACAAGGTGGAGTCAATGCCGATTGATGAGCTGACAAACGAACTGAAGAAGTTGGAGTTCTTAAACACTCTACCAACCGACAAGGTGCGGTTCTCATTCCGACATCGTGGAAGGCGTTGGAAGTTGGCAAAGACAACAAACGAGATTTGCGGTCACCACTTCATTGAACTCCAGCAAGTATTCAACGGAGATATGATTGAGTCGCTCCACAAAGTGATGGCATTGCTCACCTACGAGGTGGACTTGTTGGGACGGACAAAGAAGGTCACGGATGCACAAGCACACTATCAAGAGAAGTGTGAGTTGTTTCTATCGCTTCCAGTTACCACCGCCTATTCCTATGCAGTTTTTTTTTCGGCAGTTTATCCCAAGTTATTGGAAACTATCCTAACCTATTTGAAGGAGGAGATGAACCAATTGAGCAAGGAAGCGTAAGTCCATTGGCGTGGTTGGAATTAGTTGACAAGATTGTCAAAGGGGATCGCACAAAATGGGATACCATCTTGCAGATGCCATTGATTGAGTTCCTGAACACGATTGCATTCTACAAGGCAAAGACCAAAGAACGGCAGAAACGATTAGAGCAGTCAGCAACAAAGGGATTCAATGCCTATGTTGTGGCGTGTTTGAACGAGATGTTGTAACAAATTATAGGCAGTATTTGTTACAAATTGCCAATTTATAGGATTAGTGTGAAATGTTTGTTTCAATACCCTTGTTTTATACCAAATGGTATTATACCCTTAAACATATAACTTGTCATAAAAGGGACTAAACTATATGCTTTTGCGTATTATATCGCACTTTATCGTTGCATATTTGTGACATTATCACAAAAAATCAACCTTAAAGTTGTATTTCTCATTCATTAAATCAACTTATAGGTTAACCATTATATTATGCAATTTGTGCATATTGGTGTGCAATTAACCATTCTATTGTGCAAAATGGGTGCAACTCAAGAAAAATGGGTGCATTTGGAACGCATACCTTCAACCGCTATTTTCTATCGTGGCACTATCTATCACACAACAACCAAACGAATACGCTCCAGCGTACAACGATACCAACTTTGTAATTACGGAGTCATCAGGTGGCATCTACACAAAGGACAATTTCAAGTTCATTGCAGAGGTCAAGCAAAGCACGACATCACTTGCCAAGCTCAAAGCACCCATCTACTACGGAAGCACAAACAAGGGCGTGTTCAACATTGGACGCATCCTTGAGAACTATGTGAGTTATGATTGGAACTTCAACGATAGTGCAGCAAGTGGTTGCACAAATTCAATTATGGATTACAAGGTGGAGTTTGGCTATGAATACTCTGCATCTGCCACAGGAAGCGTCACCGAATACACCAACTTGACATCGGCAACTGGAAGCGTGTGGAATGCGTCACTCAATCCGATTGACTTGGTGAACTATGCTGGTCAATATACAATGGATGGCAATGGTTTATTCTTGACTCCCATCCGTAGCAAGACGATTCACCGCACTCAAAAGGATTGGCTCTATGCAATCCGCAACACGGCAACAACTGCCCTTGTAACTTACTCGGACGCATCCACACAAACAATCAATCTACCATCCACAAAGGTGGTTCGCATTCCATCAGGAAGTCAATTGACAATTCCAAGCGGTGCGACATACTATGACATCCAGTTAAAACTTGGAGGAACGGTTCTATCCGAAACCTACCGAGTGAACCTGATTGACGAGTGTAGCAAATACGACACAACCGATTTGTTCTTCCTGAACTCATTGGGTGGGTTTGACTCGTTTAGATTCAACCGAGTGAGGCGTGACAATTACGACATCCAGCGAAAGCAATTCAAGTCCAACCCATACACATTGGGTGCGACATACGGATACACTACATCGGCATTCAAGCAAAAGACCTATGACACGAATATGACTCACAAGGTCAAGATGTTTAGTAACTGGATCACGGAAGCAGAGAGCGAGTGGTTGCTTGACTTGTTCACATCTCCCGTTGTCTATGCGTACGATGGCACATTGGTTGCGGTGAATATAGACGCAACGACCTACGAAGTCAAGAAGCATATTCAAGACAATGCGTTCTTCATTGAAGTTGATATGAGTTATTCTTTTGAATCAAAGAGACAACGCCAATGATAGAAATTTATGTTGCCATCCCCACATCGTTGCTTGAAACGATTGAGGGCAGTTTTGAGAGTCGTGTTGTTGATGCTTTTGAAGAAGGTGAGGAATGCCGTATTTCAAAAGAGATTGCTCTCGGTGGTAGTTGGGTGCAACGCAAACTT